AGAACGGCCAACTGAAAGAATCGGTGTTAATGAGTTAAAGGAATTTGCTTTCGGTTGGCTTGGAATAATGCCTGACGTTTGGTTTGAAATGGAGCTTGATGACTTTACTTTAATGAGTAAAGGTTATTGGGCAAGAAGAAAAAGAGATGAGTTAAATTTTGCAAACATAGCTTTTACTATTGATGCTTTTGCAAGTGGGCTGGCTGGGAAAACAATAAACTATAAGACCTGGATAAAGGGTTGGTTTGGTGAAAGTGAAAAGCCAATGACTAAAGAGGAACTGAATAAACGGAGTGCAGAGGTAATGAAGAAGGTTGAATTTGCAAACAAGATACTGGCAGAAAAAGAAAAGTTAAGAAAGAAGAAAAATGGCCGAGCAGTTAAAAATAATAATTGATGCTGATGTAAATAGTGCCGTCAATGGCATGAAGGCTCTTCAGGGTGGAATTGTTAAACTTAATAAATCAACTACTGATTTTGTTTCTACGCTAAGAACTTCTTTTGATCCGGCCGTTTTCAAATCTTTTAAGCAGGGTACGCTTAATGTTAACCAGATGAAATTAGCTCTGGAAACATTAAAAGAAAACATGAGACTAACTTCTGATCCAGCTAAGTTAGTCCAGTACAATTTAGCCATTAAGGACATTGAAGGTAATTTAAAGAGAGCTTCAATAGCAGGAACAGAAGTAGGTAGCGTTACAGGAAAGGCCTTTAGCAACCTTACGCAATCTGCTCTTTCATTGGCTCGTATCTTACCCGGTATAGGCATAGCCGGTTTAATAGGCGGGTCTATTAGTGCTATTACAGAATTGGGTGCCGCATTTCTATCTACAAGCAATAAGGCTGGTATTTTTAAAAATGCAACAGAGAATGCCATTGGTAAATCTGCTGCTGAAATTTTTGAAATAAATGCTGCGGTTTCTGTAATTAAAGATTTTAATTCATCTTTAAATGCTCAAAAAAATGCAAGAGAATTTCTTAATAAAGAAACTGGTATAGGTATTGATTTATTGAGTAAGGAAAAAATAGGATCTGAAGAAACTTCAAGAGCAATAAAGAAGCATACTGATTCAATATTTCAGAGAGCTTTAGCAGAAGCATTTGCAGCTAAGTCGGCTCAAAAACAAGTTGAATTATTTGAGAAGCAGCAAAAATTAAGCAAGATTTTAGCTTCAATTCCTACTACTCCTTTAGGAATAGTGTTAGGTGCTAATACACTTGGGTCTGCTACAGTTGCCGCAGGAGCTTTGGAAAAACAAATAGAGGCCATTAAGAATGATATTATAGCCATTGAGAAATTTGGAGTGGATGCTTTTTCTAAGGCTTTTGATTTTACAAAAGCAGAGAAATCATCAAAGACGTTTAAAGATTTAACAGATAGCATAATATCCAGAGCCAGACAATTCGCCAAAGAGTTCGGTGATGCTTTTGTAGTTCCGAACTTGGAAGAATCATTCTTTACAACTAAGCAAGAAATATTCAACAGGTCTAAACAACTACTTTACGATGTTGCTAAAAACAAACTTAAAGTAAGAATACCTGTTGCAATAGAGTTTGAACCACTACCAGAAACTTTTGAATTATCACAATCACAAATAGATAATTTCTTCAGCGCAGGGAAAAAGACTTTTGAAATACCTATAGGATTTAAACTTGACCCTACTTTATTACAAGGGAACATTGATAAGATAGATCAGAAACTTAACCTTAGAAAGAAGTTTGAAATATTCGGTGACTTAGGCTTTGACCAATTCAAGAAAATTGATTTCACCGATATAAATAAAGGGCTTGCTGAAGGTAATAAGTTATTTGAATCAATGATGCAATCAGCCACTTTATTACAGGCTACTTTATCGCAAGGCTTAACGAGTGCCTTTGATTCTGTGTTCGATTCGATTCTTGAGGGCAAGAATGTATTTCAGGCTTTGGGAGATGCGTTAAAACAATTAGTAATTGAGACTATTAAAGCGGTTGCGAAGATGCTGATATTAAAAGCTATAACGAATTTAATTTTCCCTGGAGGCGGAGGAGCTGCGGGTGGTGCAATAGCTGGTTTATTGGGTGGGATAGGTGGTTCAGCTAATGGCGGCGGTTTCGGTTTAGGCGGTCAAATAGGATCACGAAGTTTTGGTAATGTATTAAACGTAGTTGTTACAGGTCAGGTGTCGGGTCAAAATATTTTATTAGCCGGTCAAAGGGCGGCGGGATCAAACAGAAGAACAGGATAATGTCACATTACATATATTTTAAAAATGTTGAGGGTAAGGTTAGTTATATAACCATTGATGATAATGAAATCCCTTCTGCTGGTACTCCAATAACCGGAGGTGAAAATCCATGCGTTTTATCTTCTTTGGGTGATGATGATAAAACTACCTCTATTAAAGGAAAGAAAATGGTTATAGAATTTCTTTCAGATGAATTTACGGATGTTGCTGATTTTTCAGACGGGTATGATGGTAGATTCCCTGTTGAGGCTTCTATTGAATATGTATTATCAACACAAGATGTTATCCTTCGTGGTAGCTTGTTGGTTGATGATAATAGTGAAGCGTTTCAGCCTAAACCTAACATAGTAACTCTAACGACTACAGATGGTTTAGGTCTGTTGAAAGATATTGAATTATCAGATGCCGGGGCTTTACCAATAGGGCATTACTCAATTATGCAATATATAATGATGTGTTTGTCTGATATACCAAATGTATTAGATATATATGTTGTTATGAATATTTTTGAAGAAGATTCAGATGATACGGCTTCGCATACTTTTGCTGATATATTTTTGGATGCTTTGACATTTGAAAAAGATGTTGATTCAAGGGAAGATAAATACACCGTATTAACAAAGATATTGGACGCATTTGGTTGTTTTATTTCTTACGAAAATACAGGATGGTGGATAGTGAGATGGGATGAGTACGATAGAATAGGAACGAGTGTATTAACTCACAGGGCTGCAAAATATAGTTCAGTTGGCTCGTTTGTAAGTTATGAACTTGTTGACTTAACAAAAGTGATTGCACATGATCAGGACGCAGAGTATGAAGGTTACTATTTAAGTCAGGATACTGCGGTAAGGAGATTTCAGAGAAAGGCAAAAAAGGTAGTTCATACATATAATTTCCAACAACCAAGAGAGGTCCCATGTAATGTGAAGTTTACAAGAGGGGATGTTATAGACGATGTACTTCCTTTAAAAACTTATGAGGTTGAATGCTGGACAACGTCAAGAGGATTCGGAGCTAATGAAACTGCTCCCAATGTTGATGCTGAAATTTGGGTAAGGTATAATGCTAACGATAATGAAGATGAAAGATATTTGGTTATAACTTATCCTTTAGTAGTAGATACAGAATTTAATTATGTAAAAAGTGAGGGAATACCAATAGAGGAAAAAGATAAGTTTAATTTTTCTTTTGATTACTCAGCCGAAACAGATAATGCGATTGACGGTCCGGCTTCGATAGGGATAAGTTGTGTTGTTCTTTACGGTGATGATAGTTCGGTTTGGGTTTTGGGAGATAATGCAACTTCTCCGACAGATGCAGTACCTGAATGGAAATTATCTAATGCTGATCTTTCTGTAAACTTTGATTATTATCAATGGTTTTTCGATTCGAGTTCAGGAAGTGAAGATTATACTGAATTTAGAACTTATTCAATAGAATCGCCTCCGGCTCCTGTTAGCGGGAATTTAGTAATTCATTTTTTTGCTGCTAATCAATTAGCGTCTGCAATAGATACATTTTTTATCCGGTATAATAATGTTCAGTTTGAATACATACCTTTTATAAACGGAACTTACGGAACAATTACAGGGCAAGAAGTTTCTGTTTCTACTGATGAATTAGGAAGAACGATAGAACATGAAATGTTTATTTCTGATTCACCAAGAAGATTGTATAAGGGTGCTTTAAAGAAATTTGACGGGTCTAATTATGTGCTTACTGAAAATTGGAATGACTTTAACGTGGGTCTTACATTGCAGGATTCTTTATTATCTAAACACATAGTTTTTCAATGGTGGAACCAGTTCAGAAAAACCAGAACTGTAATCGAAACAGACGTACAGGGCATTAAATCTGATACGGAAGGGGGGAGACCTGGATTGATCCACAGGTACAAGATAATTCACGGTGATCAGGAAGATAAATATTTTATGATGACAAGATTAGGTATGCTTAATATAATGACTTGTGGATGGCAGGGGGTTTTTGTAGAAACTTCTGATATGGATGGAGACAGAAATTATGATGATACTTATTCGTTTAAATTTATTCAATGACAACCGGGCACTTAATACAAGGCGATAATGTTCATGTTTTTAAATATGTAGAGGCAGCTCCTTTGGAGATCGTTTGTGCTACGACCATGAGCCTAAGGATAACACAGGAAATGATCGGGGCTACCACTCCTGATAGTGGTTATTACAAAGAGAAAAGGCCAAGATTACTTGAATATTCGTTAGCTTTAAGTGGCGCAACTACCAGTACGAATGACGGTGATATATCTGTTTTCTATTTGCAGAACCTGATAAGAGAAGCACACGACTTGGAAATAGTTTACACCGATAACAACGGGAACGAAAGAAGTTTCAGGGCTGATTTTTACATAGAAGAACAGGTGATGAACGGGAACACAGGTGAGGCGGCGACATACGATCTTAGCTTAGTCGGGACTGGTCCGTACACAGAAACAGAACTTACGGCTCCGG